TCTGCACATTTTGAATCCGTGTATCCGTTAGTTCTTAGTATCACCAGTAATCCGTGCTTTGCGGTAAACAATCTTGTGCGTATGCGAGCTAATCTCACGCTGAATAATTCTCAATCTACCTTAGAACATCATCTTCCGCATATAGACACATGGCGACCTCACTGGGTGGCAATTTACTATGTAAATGACAGTGATGGTGATACGATTATTTTCAACGAAACCAACGATACTTACAACAGTGGACAAACAGATATCGATAAATCGCTGTCTGGAAAATTTACGATTAAACAAAGAGTTACTCCAAAAAAAGGTAAAGTGTTGATATTTGAAGGAAAGTATTATCACACTTCGTCGTGGCCTACTATGAATAAATGCAGAAGCGTTATTAATATGAATTTTGAAAATGTTATAATCCCATAAAACATGAGTGACTACATCATATATCAATCCGAGTATATTCAAAATAATATTGCAGATATTATTGTGCATACACAGTTGGCACACCAAACATTTGAAAAACTGTTTCCTAGCACAGATTCCACATGGTCGTATGATAGATATAATATTTTTAGTCTGGCTGGACCGTCAACTGTGTTTTACAAAGTATTCAAAGAACTGCAGAGTGTAATAACACAGCAGTTGGGAACGGATAACGAATTATGGATACAATCATGGATAAATTACATGTCATATGACGAGTTAGATCGACTGGACTGGCACGGACATGCCTTTGACTATCATGGATACATATCAATTGATCCAAAGAATACCTACACAGATTTTAAAGATTATACCATAGACAATAAAGCAGGACAGATATATGTTGGTCCCGGTTATCGACCGCACAAGGTAGTTGCTACAGAAGCATATGAGGGAAAACGAATTACTCTAGGGTTTGATGTAGTGTCAACTAACAACAATGGCTTTGTTAAAAATATACAACTTCCTTGGAACAATCTATCTTTCATTCCGTTATGACAAAACAAGACTATCAACTTTTGCCTAGAGCTGTTCCTGCTGAAATATGCAAGCTGTGTGCCATACAGTATGAACTGCAAGAATCCTGCTGCAAGACAATATATCCCGGTATAGACATGTCCGACTTATCTCCTAATTCATTTGCAAGATATGCTCCGCTGTGCTTTGAGGCACTATCTGTTTATCTATTACCTGTCATAGAAAAAACTATAGGTGAAAAATTATATCCTGTATATTCGTATGCTAGAATTTATTATACAGGCAGCAGATTAGATCCTCATTTCGATCGATCAAGCAGCGAAATAAGTGTAAGTGTGTGTATAGAAAAAGACCCAGAAGATTGGCCTCTTTTTATTAAATCAGATCAGGGTATCACACATGAAATAAATCTCAATCAAGGGGATATCGTAATTTACAAAGGAAACGCTCAAGAACATTGGCGCAATGAATTCACTGGCCGAAAACAAATACAGTGTTTTTTACAGTATGTAAGAGCCGATGGACCAGCTTCTTGGTTAAAATGGGATACAAGGCCGAGTCTGGGATTGCCCTATGACTATGTCGGCCCTGCAGTTAAGTCGGAAGTAGAACAAGCTATGGCTAGAGATAAACTTTCCGCCAATCGTTAATCGGCTGTTTTTACCAAACTTGGACCTGCAACTGTACGCCCAGAACTTCCGTATTCTTGTTCAAAAATTGCAGTAGCTTCTTTGATATTTGCAGCTTGACATGTCTGTCTTTCAATTTTAAGTGAAGTCGTAGACTCTCTTAAAAAAATTTCATATGTTTTTAAATTGTCTGACATTTAATACTCCTTGTTGTTAACAGCTGATTTTTCCATCCATTCGTCTAATGTATAAAATGGATCAACCAACTGCTTGTAATATGTTCTACTCTTATTTATGATGTCTAAACCCGAGGCTTTATTACTTTGAACAAACGGCCTATCATTCAGTAGTTTGTTATCAAAGTAGCCTAGCCCTTGTAGAACCATCAACCAAGCAGCTTCAGAATAGCCTAAACACTGCGGTTCTGAACCGTCTCTATAATAAAAATCTTCCCATGCTTGCAGCTTGTCTTTTAACGAATCTGGAACAGTTTGCGAATCTTTTAATTTTTTCCAATATTCACTATCGTTACGTTTACCTCTGTAATGCAGTGCTAGAAAGTCTTTGATATCATTGTAAATCACAAACATTCTATGATTAAATCTTTCAGTTTGATTGGATTGTTCTTTCACTGTTTTTTCTGGATCCCAGTTATCCGATAATGCGTATAGAGCTTCTACAATTACTGCTATGCCATTGCCTTCTAACGGTTCAAGAAATCCCGAACTCAGTCCAACAGCTATTACATTATTTTTCCAATGTTGTTTTGATATGCCCGGAGTATAGGTAAAATTGGCTACAGGTTCGATCTTTTTGTCAAATCTCTTTGATGCTTCGTCGATGGCCTGATCTAGTGTAATGCAGTCTGGATCAAAAATATATCCATTTCCTGACCTATGGCGTAGATTTATATTCCACGACCATCCATGTGGCATAGCAAATGCATTAGTAGTCAGCGACGGGATTGGATCAGAATGCCACCAAGCTACTACACTTCTAGCAGGAAAAACTTGACTGAGGTCAGTTTGTTCAACTTTTAAAAATTTATTAATAAGCAGTCTAGCGAATCCAGAGCAATCAAAAAACCAATCCCCTTCGATGTGTCTGCCATCTTTTAAAATAATTTTATTAACATTACCTGTAGTAGCATCACTCTCAGCCCCTACATATTCTCCCAACACAACCTTTAGATTGCGCTTTAGACCTATGTCCTTAAACCACAATGCAGCAGCTCTACTATCAAAGTGCCACATGGGATGACATGGCAATTGACAATAACTGCCAAATGGCACTTTGTTTTGTCTTATGAATTCGCCAGAATGGAACATGTGGTGCAATGGAACGTCATTTGCCAGCACTGTTTTTAAATATATATTACGTATTTTTTCAGCAAACACTTGATTTAACACAATATCAAGAGTAGGAGCATTGTCTAGAAATTTATTCCAGTGATCTAACCACGGGGAGTGATCGGTCTGCATGACATGTAAAAATTCTGTACCAATTCCATTCCAATCGACAAATCTGCCACCTAGCTTGGGTGTTGCATTGGTTGCTTTTATAAACTCGTCTCTATTCACATTAATTCTATTTAAAAAATCAGTAAACAGCGTATTACCACTCTCACCTGCGATGATAGGAGGACGATTGGGATCTTCAACTATGGTGATGTCTGCCTTCGGCCAATACCGCTGAATGTATAGTGCAGTTACCCACCCAGCAGTACCACCTCCTAACACAACTATTTTTTTCATAACGTCCTATTAAAATTTATATTGTATCACCGGCACACGTTTTTTCAATATTTCAAGACATTCGCGATGAGGTATAGATTGTGTTAAATCACTGTTTAAAATCAACATTTTTTCAATGTCTTTGTCATATTTCTCTCTACAATGACTGTTGTATACATCTAAAGAATGTGTATGATCGATTTGTCGTAGTCCGTGCATCACCTGCATAAAGTTTAGAGTCTTGAACAACAACAATGGTTCTCTAAAAAAATTATTGTCTACATTATTTTTTTTAAAGTAATCTAAATTTTCTTGATTGAAGTCTGTAATTTTTAGAGATTGTTTACACCAGCGCCAGAACTCAGTGTCATTGCGTTGTGTAAAATAGTGTAGTTGTATAAAGTCAACAATGTTATCGGCAATCTGAGTCATTAGTTTATTATACTGTCTAGCAGTAGACTCCTCGCCTTTTGTATAGTGTTTTATCGTAGCTATTAAATTAGCGCACTGCTGTATTGTTGTGCCTATGCTACTGGCTTCTAGAGGTTCTACAAATATACTGCTGAGACCAATCACTGCACAATTTTTGGTCCAAAACTTATCAACGTGTCCTGCTGAAAATTTAAATTTTTTTCCTATAGAAATATCACTAATTGCTAAATGTTTTTCGTAGTGTTCTTTAATTTCTAAAACCGCTGCATCGTCGTTGATAAAATGATCGCAGTAGACATAGCCATTGCCAAATCTATCCTGAGTAGGGATTCGCCAACTCCAGCCACTGCTCAGTGCTGTTGCTTCTGTATATGACGGAATGTTCTCTTGGTACGGAGTTTGAAATGCTATAGCACTGTTCATAGGTAGGAACTCGCTCTTGTCAATCCAGTTTAATCCTAGCTTATCTCCAATAACTCTTTTGAATCCAGAGCAATCAATATAAAAATCATAGGCATGAATATGATCTGTGGAGTCAACAAGACTTTCAACATGCCCACTCTCGTCTAGTTTTACTTCTTTTATTGTGGTATCGATTACTGTGATGTTTCGTTCAGCGCATTTATTATGCAGAAATGTATTCAACTTTGCAGTATCAAAATGAAACTGATTTATGTTTTCGTGCAAGGGCTCGTAGTGTCTTGATTTTTGACTACCGTCCCCTAGTGTGTGTAGCGGATCCCATTTTTCACCAATCATTCTATACCATGTGTAGGGTATATCGCTTTTTGGATCAACGCCTGCAAAATCTTCTAATAGACTGTGAAAATAATGAGAACCATCTCCGTGCCAATTGGTAAACTTTATTCCAATTTTAAATGTAGCGCCTGTTTGTTCAAACAGTTCATGAAGAGGAATTTCACAGTACTCTACAAAAAATCTCCAATGCTCGGTGGTGCCTTCGCCCACTCCAATTATACCAATGTTTGATGATTCAATCATGGTAATTTTAAAGTTAGGATATGCTTTACGAATCATTAATGCAGCGATAAGTCCGCTGGTTCCACCACCTAGAATACATACCGAGTTTATCATTTATATTGTTGTTTAATAAGTTCTATAGTTTTTTCGTGAGAAAGAAATTCCCAATTTTTTTCTGACGGTATTCTACTTAGCTCGTTTTCTGTGACAGTTTGCCAGACCTGAAAATTATCTAAATATTTTTCTTTTATTTTTGAAATATTAAACATTCCTAGTCCATGCATTACCTGGATCCAATCTAACTCATCAAACAATTCGTAATTGTTTTCATGAAAGAAATTCCAACTCACAAAGTTATTTTTAAAATAGTCAATGGTCTCTCGATTGAAATCAGTTAGTATCATATCATTCTTACACCAACGCCAAAACTCTGTGTCTGTTCGCTGACCGAGATAATGTAATTGTACAAAATCTAAAATATTTTCATACACTCTATCAAAAGTTTTATTATACTTTCTTTCTATGAACTGGTCCCTTTTCGACCAACACACTAGGGAACTAGCTAGACACTTTACTTGTTCTATAGTGGCTCCGATACTGCTGGCTTCTAAAGGTTCAATAAAACTTCCAGATAACCCAACTGCTACACAATTTTTAATCCAAAATTTATCTACTTTGCCTGGAGTGAAATCAATTACTTTTGCTATTTTAATTTTATCTTTATATTCTATCTGCAATTCGTCAAGAACAGTATCAACATCGACAAAGTTGTTATTAAAAACATATCCGTTTCCGTATCTTTCTTGTACTGGTGCTTGCCAACTCCATCCGTGTTGTCTAGCAGTGGCTGTGGTGAACGTGCTTATCTTTTTATCCAAGGGCGAAGGGAATGCTATTGCTGAGTTTGTAGGTAAATGTTTCTGATACGATATCCATTTACTACCTAGCTGCTTGTGTATAACTCTTTCAAATCCAGTAGTATCAATATAAAATTCAAATTGATGACAATACGCTTCGCCTACAAGTGTATCTACATTTCCTGATTCGTCTAATTCAACTCTAACAACCGTATCTTCTATGATTTTTATGTTTCGATCAATACATAATTTTTCTAAAAATTCGTTTAGCTTAAATGTATCAAAATGAAATTGACCTACTCCTGCTCCTAGCGGGCCAGCAATCTTTCCTTCAAGAGCTAAATCAAACACGATTTTTTCCGGGTCTATATCGTTGGCCACGAAATTCATAAGAGTAAACGGCAAGCCGGTGTAGCTATCTTGAGAAACAAACCACTCAGGCAAGCTATGATAAAATACATCTTCCCCATTTTTCCAGTTTACAAATTTTATCCCGTGCTTAAATGTTGCACCAGCATTTGCAATTATATCATTTACAGATATACCAGTGAGTTTTGAAAACTCTACCCAGTGTTCGTTTGATCCTTCACCAACACCAATGGCGCCGATCTTGTTAGATTTGATTACTGTGATAGGTAAATCAGTAAAACATGATCTAAGCATCAATGCCGATATTAACCCTGCATTTCCCGCTCCTAGTATTCCCAGTGTGTTGATCATGGTAATTCCAAAATTATAGATGCATCTGCATCAGCACTTGAATTAATTTTGCCAGTAGGTAATACATTAAAACTAATGACATGTCTATCAAAGTTCTCTATATGAGGCGGAGAATGATGAAATACGTAACTAGGAAAAATAATTAAACTTCCAGGAACAGCCATAGTTCTCTCAAACGGCGAATGATCCTTTCTTAAAATTTCTAACTGCGTCATGGTTCGTGGAATAACAGGATCTTCAAACACTGTAGGAGACCCACTAGACAAATAATAAATTCCGCTGAAAAAACTATTGGTATGTTTATGAAAGGTTTGATGCATACCTTGATTTTTTAAACTTTTGTTGTACCAGCTGGAACTGATAGTAAATTGATCACAGTCATATTTTTGTGTATTTCTAATCTGTTCTAAACAAATATGAAACCAATCAAATAATCCAACAAGTTTTTGATCTCGATGTAACGGAATTTGATAGCTTAGATTACTACTAAATTTTGGAGAAACGTTTAGTGACTGGATGTAGTTGACGATCTCTAAGGAGCAAAATTGTTGGTTAGTAAATCTAAAAAATTCTACAGGAAATAGTTTTATTACTTCCATTTACCACTCAATCCAGCCTGTAAGTATATATTTTTCTCCTGATAATGGAGGGTTCCCTCTATGAGCATGCGTGTAGGTAGCCGGCCATATAGCCACTGTACCAATCGTGGCAGGAATCCGCATACTTTGATACAACCATTCGGTTTCTCCACCCTCTTCCACAGTGTTAAGATACAAAGACCAAGCTGCCACTCGGGAACATCTTTCTAGACCGTCCGATTCAAAATGCCAAATATGATAGCCTTCACTAGGCAATGTTTTTTGTATTTTCATAGAACGCACATGATGTTTTCCAGTTTCGGCCAGCACACTGTAATGTTTAAGATACGACTCCCAACAGACCCAGAACTTTTTTAGAAACGGGTGTAATACGGTAAGGTCCGGTGTCAGGCGCATGGAATCGTCTGATAGTACAAATACAGCTCTGTCTTGTTTAATGTGTCCAGGCGATTCAAATCGAGGAAATGATAATTGCAGTGTTTCTAAGGCATGGTACCTTGCTATAATGTCATTGCAGGTAGCTGCATCTACTAAATTATCCCAAGTTGCTATATCTTTTTGTATTTTCATGAATTCCACTTAAATTGTTTAATAATACTATATATCATATTACTCGGTACCTTAACATGAATCATGACGAACTAATACCCCTCTTTTCAAAACCTATATTAACATCTAAAATAACAGGTGTAGATGTTGACTTGTCATCTGTGAAGTGGGCAAGAAACTATCAAAATTGGATCAGTGAAAGTCAGAATATTTTAAGCACAGAGCCTTTTAAGAATATGCTAGACGAGATAGGAAATAAACTTGCTGATTATTTTTACGGTGTTATGCGAGTATCTGCAGACACTGAAATTTACATTACAGAATCATGGCTAAATAAAACCGAAGCAGGTCAAAGTCACCATAGACACTGGCATCCAAATTCGATATTATCGGGTGTAGTAACGTTATCTGGCGATGCTAATTCGGGACACTTAAAATTAATAACCAGTCAGTATGATACTTTAGAATTTCAAGTGGTTGATGCATCGATATACAATTCAAAGAGTTGGACTTTTCAATCAACTGCTGGCAACATTATAATTTTTCCTTCTAACGTAGAGCATTTGGTAGAACCTTATCACGGAAGCGAACCTAGAATTACTCTAAGCTTCAACACTTTTGTTAAGGGAAAAATCAACGGTTTGCCATTGACACAATTATATCTATGAGTCTTATCCCGGTATCTCCTTTTCCACCGGTAATTTTTCGAGATCATTTTAAATTTTCGGATGAGCATTGCACGGCTGCTTACGAATTATTGTATGCTGCTACAGATTCAATTACTGATCTAGAAGTAGGCGATGCTCAAAGTACAGTCGCCAATCAAAACAATGCACCGCATCGACACGGTGCTTTTTTGGATTTCTTTTCGTGGATGGAAGAAAAAAGCAATTATATAATAAAACAATGGAACCTAGATACAAACAATCAATTTTATATAGGTAATAGTTGGATAAATCGTCACGGACACACCGGTGAGACAATCGCACATAATCATGGATTCAGCTCACTAAGCTGTGTGGCATATATTTCTTTACCAGATCAATCAGGTTTTACTCAATTTCAAGATCCGCATTATGCCCTTAAAAATTTGCATGAAACTAGTTCGCTGCAAGAGTATTATTCTATCCCGGTAAAACAAGGAGATGTTCTATTTTTTCCAGGTTGGATGATGCATAAGTCTGAAAAAAATCACAGTGTTGAAGATAGAGTGATTTTATCAGCAAATGTTATAAACTTCACCCTTACAAAATTTTTTACTTTTGGAAATATTCAGGCTTAGACTGTGTTTTTTACGGTGTACGTTTGCTGATCAAAACGTTGATAAATATACTAGCAACTAGGAATATGAAATGGCAAAAATACCTGTTTTAGATGCAATAAGAATCATACCTAGAGACACCGATTTTCTTGATAGAAAGTCGGGCGCTCGAGGAGAAATCTTCTATGATCAGACAGCAAACACTCTTAGATTATATAACGGATCCGTGGGCGGCGGCGTAAATCTCGCCAAATCCGATCTTACTAATATAGATAACATACAGTTTAGATCTAAATCTGTAGAATCAAGAATATCCACGGTTGTCTACACTGTGACAATCACCGGCCCTCAGGGCGGAGACACCGGTAACAAATATAATCTCAATGGTGTTTATCGTCCGATACCTAACTTCGTGGTGGGATATACTTATGTGTTTGTGCAAGATAATCTTACTAATGTCTATTTTCCTAATGCCAACGGCACCACAGTAAATCAGCATCCCTTGAATTTTTCCGCAGATAATCTCAGCGGAAATAATGGCGGCGGCACAAGCTATCTCGTAGATGTGCAATATTTCCTAGACAATGTCAGTGTCACACAGGCAGTGTATAACAGCAACAGCTTTTCCGCAGCCACTGCACGGCAGGTGCGCATCACAGTTTCTAATTCTACTCCAGCGTTGCTTTACTATTGGTGTTGGAATCATTTGGCTATGGGCAATAGTATAACAGTAGCTGATCCTGGTTCAGGCACAGGTAGCGGAAGCAATGTATCTATAGATGACACCGCACCAAGTTCCCCCAGTCCAGGCAATCTTTGGCTAGATACCAACACTGGAATACTGTATGTTTATTTTGACGACGGCAATTCTGAACAGTGGATACAACCAGTATTTCCATATCCCGACACCACAAATTTAGCTACGCTATCATATGTTGATAATAGCGTAGCAACTCTAGCTTCAATCTCGTATGTTAATAATAGTGTAGCGACTCTAGCTTCAATCTCGTATGTTAATAATGCTATAGAAAATCTTCCGACCGAAATATTTAATTTAAACATAGCTGCCGACGATTCTACACAGAGAACCATTCAATCAGGAAACACAATAAAATTTATCGGTGCTGGTGGCGTAACTACTTCTAGTAACGCAGACGGTGCAATTACTATTACCGGTGGCGGCTCGACTGGCAATGTCACTTTTGTTACAACCACTATAGACAGCAGTGATTCGTCGGCTATAATTTTTACTCCTGCTGTGGTTATGCAATCAGATCTCACAGTACAGAACGACTTAACAGTTAGTAATCTATTGACTACAACATCTATCGATGTTGACAACATACGATTAACGGGTAGTCTAACAACACAAGGATCGGGTACTCCTGAAATCGTTTCAGATAATGAAATATTTCTAACGGCAGGTACTCGTGTGCAAATAACTTCAAGTCCTATAAAACTAGCATCTTTCTCTTCAGCAGCGCGAGACCTACTCACTGCATCTAATGGCGATATGATATACAATACCACAACAAATAAGTTTCAAGGCAGAGCTAATGGTGTTTGGGTAGATTTACATTAACGTTGTTATGGAAAAATATTATCAATTAGCAACACATACCGAAGCAGAGTGGGATGAGTTAAATGCAGAATTAATCTCGGCAGGGCATAGTAATCAATCTATTCCTTCTCGAGAAGTAACATGTGTAGATGATCAGTTACACAGTTTGACTCGCGGAACATATCTACTCACAGATGCAGAAGCAGAACTGTTAAAAACTGATCCAAGAATAAAATTTATCAACATAGATTATAAAAGGTATAATGAATTTACACCTCCTAAAGATGAGCTCCAAGCAGTGCGTCCCGAACTACTATCGAGATATTCGTCTACTGTGAAAAATTACAGAGAATTTGAGGCATCAAACACACTAGCAGTATCTCCAAACGTCACAGATGCTAATCGCACAGGGTATCAATTATACAGATGTCAACAAAAATTAGATCCTTGGGTAGACGGCGCTCTAGCGGACAATGCTGTTGTTTCAGCAAACATATCTCAATATGGCACAGGCAAGCACGTAGATATTATAGTCGCAGACGAGGGATGCTGGATCGGACATCCAGAATTTCAAAATAATAGTGTATTGATCACAGATGGAACTACTCCCCTAGCAAAACCTAACGGTTATACCGGTGGTAATGTTTTGCCGGGCAACGGAACCTGTGATGTGTTAGATGTAGTTCTAGATGGTCCTTACTATCTAGATCCAGAGTGGTTTGACGCCAGTCCAGGGACTAGATTGACCACACGATGGGACGGAACGATTGTACCGGTAGAGACAGTAGCTAGATCGTGGTGGTCAAATGCAGGTCAGAGAAGTTCTAAATTTGCCAACGCAGGTACAGTTTCAATTTCTGCATCATACACAAGGATAAATGTCAGCGGCGATAATACTGTGAGACCCACGGGCGGTGATGGCGAACACGGTACGCCCTGCGGAGCATTGACCTACGGAAGAACACAAGGATGGGCCTACAATGCTAACAAGTGGATGTTAGATCTATACGGAAGTTACGGCAGTGGTATAGAACAAGGATTCGATATTCAAAAAATATTTCATCAATTAAAACCTGTAAATCCTTTATACGGAACCAAGAATCCTACTATCAGTTCCAACAGTTGGGGATATAGAGCAGACAAAGATCCCGGGGGGTCGACTTACTACTACACACATCGTGCCACTACTAACCAATCATATACCACCGAAGTTGGCATAGCATGGCTGAGTCACATGGGCACACAGGGCGACAGCGGCCGATGGAAATCAGAAATGAAGCCTAATTCGCTTATCACAGCACTAGATGAACTCATAGACGCAGGAGTTTTATTTGTATGTGCTGCAGGAAATTCTAATCAGAAACAGGTCAACGACGGGCATCCTGATTTTAACAATTATATCACAACTACTAACGGCGGTTCATTGATAAATTCTAATTTTACAGAATTTGGAGTAGCAGTTTACGGCACTACCAACCGTCGAGGATTTCCGCAGCAAGGTGGAAAATATACCAAGACAGACGGATCTATAGATTACAAAACCATTAACATAGGGGCCCTGGATGACGATTATAAAACCGGATTAGAAGCCAAAGTCAGTTACAGCGATAGGGGAGAAGGAATGGACTGTTACACTCCAGCCGACGGAACTCTAGCAGCCAATAAATCCTATACCAACGAAGGGCCAAGGCCAGATACCTATTCTGGATTTACCTACAACGGCGGTGTTGCCTACGACTGCGCCTTCAGCGGAACCAGTGCTGCCTGTCCGGTAGCTGCAGGGTTTTTAGCTACTGTAATAGAATTTAATAGAGACTGGACCTGGAGCGAACTTAAAGGTTGGATACAGTCATTAGATTCACAATTAGCCGCAGATTTTTATTTGGGCACAGAGTCTACTACGGTAAACGCGGCTAATTGGACTGACTATGAAAGTCTCGAAGGCGGTGCAGCTAGAGTGTTGTACCAAGCACCGTTTGATGCTAGATTCAGGCCTGGACCAAGAATACTATCAACGGGATTAGTGGTGAAGGGTCTCCGAATTAGGAACCGATAAATAGTTTATTAGGATAAAACATGCCATTAAATTTTCCAAGTTCTCCTGCAGTTAACCAAGTTTATACTGTTGATCAAAAATCTTGGCGGTATAACGGCACTGCTTGGAATGTGATCAGCAGCGGGTTTGATTTATCAACTGCTCCTAGTTTTACTACAGTGGCAGTAGCAGGACAAAACAACATAGTAGCCGACACATCAACAGACACCTTAACATTAGCAGCAGGCCAGGGAATTGTAATCACGACTAATTCGCCCACTGATACTATAACTTTTACTTCAGTGGCAACCACTGGAAATATTAGTATTGTTAATGAAACAATTAATACTGTTAATAGTAACCCTATCACCATTGTTCCTAATTTACAATTACAAGGTACGTTGCGATTCTCAGATAATACAGTGCAGACTACTGCCACGTTAGTGGGTCCAGCAGGACCCGAAGGTCCAGCAGGCCCTACTGGCAGCGGAGCAGGAGATGTTAGTTCAGTTGGAGGTGGATACGTAGATAATGCTATAGTGCGTTATAACGGTACCTCTGGAACTAGTATACAAACCAGCACAGCATCTATCAACGACAGTGGAGTAATTACCGCTACAGGATTTTCTGGCGCTGGATCTTCGTTGACCGCTTTAAGTGCTACGCAACTCACGTCGGGGACTATTCCAGATGCTCGTTTTGCAGCTACATTGCCAGCGATCAGCGGAACGAATTTAACTTCGCTAAATGCTACAAATCTTGCATCCGGAACTATTCCAGATGCTCGTTTTCCAGATACATTGCCAGCGATCAGCGGAACGAATTTAACTTCGCTAAATGCTACAAATCTAGGCAGCGGCACTGTGCCTGTTTTAAGATTAGGAGCATCAGGTACTAGAGATGCTACTACATATCTAAGAGGCGATAATACATGGGCCACTGTGTCGGGTGGCGGTACAGCATCCGATAGTTTTGCAACCATAGCTGTCGCAGGACAATCTAGTGTTGTGGCAGAATCTGCCACAGACACCTTAACACTAGTAGCAGGCTCAAACATTACTATAACTACAAACGCCGGCACAGACACTATAACTATTGCTGCTGCCGGCGGCGGAACCGCATCTGATAGTTTTGCCACCATAGCGGTAGCTGGCCAATCAAACGTTGTAGCAGATTCGGCCACCGACACTCTTACTATAGCCGCCGGCACGGGAATCTCAATCACCACCGATGCCGGTACAGACACTGTGACAATCACTAGTACTGTATCAGCAGGTGCAACTACATTCGCTGCGCTGACTGACAATGCTGGCTTAACTGTTGATCAGTTCTATCTACCTGCTATCACAAGACTTAACGTAACTAATAACGGAGCCAGTGCATATAGATTTGATCAATATGGCAGTACAGATGATCCTACCATATATGCCATAAATGGCACAACCATTGCGTTTAATCTCAATGTCGCAGGTCATCCGTTCTTGATACAGAATAATGCAGGCGTTAATTATGACACCGGGCTGGTTCACGTTAGCACAGCGGGCGTAGTGACCACAGGATCAGCCGCTCAAGGTCAGACATCTGGCACACTGTATTGGAAAATTCCAGACAGCATCAGTGGTCCTTACAGATATCAGTGTAGTGCTCATGCTGCTATGATAGGTACGATCAGTATTAAAAACTTTGCTACTATTTAATTTTTCCGTGCCAGTGACCAGTCTTTGATTCTGGTTTCTAATTTTTTTCTTATAGCCGTAATATCCTGTTTCATTTCACTGCCCATAGTAGGCAGCTGGCGACTATAGACCATCTCCATGTGCATGCTGTCTAATTTTTTTATTTCCGCAATCAGTTTATTCAGCAGTTGTTGAGATTCTTGTTTAGACGCACCTTCGGGCATACTGGCAATAGCGGTGCGATATCTTGCACAGTCTTCTTGAAATCTAGTAGATTTAATCAGTGATGACATTTTCTAACTCCATAATAGTTTCTATTTTGGTTCTAATCACAGCATTATTTAATGTGGTCTTTAGTCCCATATGCAACTGTTTGGGAAGACAATCTAAATCACTCCAACATATGGTTTTCGATGACATGGTCAAAAACTCTTGATTAACCACACAGACATATGTGCCGTATTCAAACCCACGATCCTCTGACAGATACAGTTCTATAGGCACTATTCGTCCCGGCGCATACTGACTCAATAAAGTGTGTGCATCATCTAAAAGACTGGATTTACGAGCAAAGGTAGGCAGAGTCCACTTCTCGGCATCTAAAATTAATAGTATGCGTCCTGTGGTTTTAGCTAAAAATAATAATCCGGCACGCTGTTGCATGCAGATACTTATCCGCCCGCGAGTTTGAAGTTCCATTCTCCTGGCAGATATTCACCTTCAAAGGCCTTAATCCATTGTGTTCCATCCCACTTGTATTTGATACCCGTACGGATATTTTGTATATAAAACGGAAGAAACACTTGTCCCAATACATCTGCTGCCTCTACGGTATTTTGATCTGGATCCCATACTGTTGCCCATGTACGTCCAGTCCATTCTACAATAGAGTTGGCCTTGATGATAGGATCTGTGCCGTCTTGATTTTCCCACGATGAATCATTATTGCTGGGTTCTCTCCAGGCCTGTGGGCCACGATAAGGTACACTAGTGCTATCTGCTGGATTAGAAGGTAGATTGATATAACCGCCACGGTTCTCGCTGTTGTTGACATCATCCAGCATTAAAAATCTCAAGCCCAGTGGAATCTGTGCATGTGATCCGTATACTTCTAGAGGATTATACTTGTAAGGATCAATGATAGCATCTATCGTGCCACGGGCAGCTACTCCAGGTATAGTGCTGGTTATGTCATCATTAGCAGGGTATGTGTCTGAATCTAGAGACACTACTAATATGCTAGGATCCATTGGGTTGATTACAAATGTGCCTACTATTGGATAGCCGTTGGCTTTTTTAAACGAAACTTCACTGCCCGGGACATACCCACCTTGTGTATTCAATATTATATTCCAATCAATTGGTTCACCGTTTTTAAATTCCTTTTCGCCAAGACCCAGTGAATTCACAGCTTCGATTG